AACCTTCCTCAATGGGGTCAATTAATTTGGGAATATCCTGAATATGGAGGTTGGCAAGCAGGTAAAAAACAAATTTCATGGGTTCATATATCATATGTTGAAGGAGAAAATGATAAAACTACAGCTATAGCAACTAAAAGGGAAGATTTACATGAAATGTATAAATCTGAAAGTACAACTAGAAAAGGAGATTATACCCATGGTATAAAACTTGCAGATGAAAATTTATTATAATGGCATATATACCACAAGCACCAGGATCATATCAAGGAAATCAAGTATTAATTAATTCAGATAGATTAATTTTTAATGCTAAAGAAGATAGTATTTTATTATTTTCTGATAAAGCTATAGGTTTTAGTACTAATGGTAGTTTTCATTTTGATACTAGTTCAGATGAAAACGAAAGTAAATTTGTAGTAAATTCTCCTAATATTTATTTAGGTTTAGAATTTAATAATACTTTACCAGAACAACCAGCTGTATTGGGTGATGAATTAATAGTATCTTTAACAGAAATATTAGAGTTAATAACAAAAATATATCAAGATTTATCATTTAATGTAACCTTTATATCCACAACCCCAGGCACCCCTACAGGATTAAATCCTACTAATTATAATATAATGCAAAAAAGGATGAAAGAAATACAAAACGTTAGAGATAGTTTTGAAGCATTTAAAAGCCAAAACACTAAATTAGTATAATATGTCAACTCAAAGTATAAAAAATATAATATCTTCTCAATTAGACTCAGTTTTAATAAGAGCCAAACAAAAAATTAAAGATGAAGGTAAGAAAAAAATAGTAGAATTAAAACAACAAATTCCTACCCCACAACAATTAACTCAAAAACTTAAAGTAGATATAAATGAAGATTCTTGTAGTCCTAAAGGAATAGATAAATTTCAAGATAAATTTAAAGCAATAGAAGATAAACTTAAAATAATAGAAAACCAAGCTAGTAGTGCTTTAGATACACTTAAAATACCAGAAGAAAAATTAAATGATATTTTAAATGCTGCAGATAGTGGTCCTATTGGTAAAATTAAATCAACAGAAGAAAATTTAGGAGGTATAGTTCAAATATTTGAATATATAATAACATTATCTCCTTTATTATTTTTAGCAAACTCAGGTCCTACAAATTCTGGAGCAACGCAAGACCAAATAACAGAAAAAAGAAACACAGCTAAATCTAAAGTTGGAGAATACTTAGCTTTATTTGCTACTATTCCCTTAATGATATTATATTTTCAGGATCAAGCCCAAAAAACATTAGACCCTTTAAATTTATTAAAAGCTAAAATTCAATTCATAAAAAATGAAGTAATAAAATTAAGATTATTTATAGCTGGTTTATATTTAACTTATGAGCAAAGATGTGATAGTTTTAATAATGGAGATGATGATAGTGGTGGCAATACTACTACTGGTGAACTTTCAGATTTAAATAAACTTTTACAACTTTTAGAAGAACAATATGATGATGTTTTTCAACAATTAAGTCAATCATCTAATTTAATAGCTCTTCAAAGAATTTATCATATTAATGATAACCTTGAAAGAGACTATGATATTAGTTTTAAAACAATTAACCCTAGTTTAGGAGAAGGATCAGAATACCCAGGAACATCTCCCCAATTACCAGATTAAAAAAAATAAAAACACTTATATTTATTAACAAACACTAATTTATAACATGAAAGCAAAAACATTTGAAAATCTAATTAGAAAAGTAGTTAGAGAAGAAATCGATTATGCTCTACGTAGAGAAATTAAATCTCTTAAAGAAGATTTACGTGATGAATTAAAACCAACTATCACAGAACATACTGAAAGAATGGTTGAGATTCCACAACAATCATCTTTAAAAGAAAAAATAATGGGTAAATCACCAGTAAAAACAAAATCATTTAAAAAACAAAATTTTGTAGAAAATAGTACATTAAATGATTTATTAAATGAAACAGCAGCAGGAGATACAAATTTAAATTCAGGTAATGCACCTGTAAGTCTATCTCAACCATTTGCAACTGGAGCCCCAATGCCTATGGATACAGCAGGCATGCCTACAGAAGTAGCAAATGCAGTTACAAGAGATTATAGTAGTTTAATGAAAGCAATAGATAAGAAAAAAGGAAAATAATAAATGCCTATAGTTCAAGGAACAAGAAGAATTAACCCTTTAGATCTTAACAAAAATGTTACGATAGGGGTAGCTTTTCCTTTAGATGAAACTAATATGTTTTCAGGTACTGAAACTATAGAAGACCAAAATAGGTCTAATCTTATAAATATTTTATTAACAGAAAAAGGAGAAAGAATAAATGAACCTAATTTTGGCGTAGGATTAAAAAAATTATTATTTGAATCTAATATAGATCTAAATACTTTAAAAGATCAAATCCAAACCCAAGTTTCTAGATTTTTAGGAACTTTAGAAATAACTGAAATTCAAACAGGTTCTTCAGATGACCAACATACAATTTTTATAAGTATAACATATAAATCTATATTGGATAATGAGGAAGATTCTATACAATTAAATTTTAACTAATGGCTTACAATAAAATATTAAATACACCTAAAGAAAAAGAAATAAAATATTTAAATAAAGATTTTAATTCATTTAAAAATAATCTTATTGAATTTACTCAAACTTATTTTCCTGAAAACTTTAATGATTTTAGTGAAGGAAACCCAGGTATGATGTTTTTAGAAATGTCAGCTTATGTTGGAGACGTTTTATCATTTTATACTGATAACCAAATTCAAGAAACTTTTTTATCTACAGCCCAAGATAAAGAAAATTTATATAATTTAGCTTATGCTATGGGTTATACACCTAAAATTACTTCTGCCGCTAGTACTATTTTAGATATATCTCAATTAGTTCCTTCAAAACTAGTAGATGGTTCTTATGAACCTGATTATGATTATTCTTTAATTATTAGAGCTAATTCTACTTTTAAATCAACAGAAGGACCAACCTTTTATATAGATCAAGATGTAGATTTTACATATTCTTCTTCTTTAAACCAAATGGATATAAGTATATTCCAGTATGATGGTTCTAATAACCCAGAATATTATTTATTAAAAAAATCAGTATCAGCTGTATCTGCTGAATCTAAAACAGAAAATTTTACTATAGGAGCCCCTGAAAGATTTAAAACACTAACTTTATTTGATGCTAATATAATATCAATAGAATCTATAGTAGATTCAGATGGTAATGAATATTATGAAGTACCTTATTTAGCTCAAGATACTATATTTGAACAAGTAACAAATACGGGAGCTAATGATCCTACTTTACAACAATATAATAATGAAACACCCTATCTAATTAAATTAAAAAAAGTTCCTAGACGTTTTATTACAAGAGTAAAACCAAATAATGAAGTAGAAATCCAATTTGGGGCAGGTATAAGTGATAAAGCAGATGAACAAATTATTCCAAACCCTGATAATATAGGTTTAGGAATAAAAGATGGTAGATCTAAATTAGATAAAGCTTATGATCCATCTAATTTTTTATATACTAAAGCATATGGTCAAGTACCTTCAAATACAACATTAACAGTAACTTATATAGTAGGAGGTGGATTAGGTGCTAATGTAAATAGTAATACAATTACAGAAAATGATACTTTAAGCATAACTAATAAACCTAACCTAAACCAAGGAATGTTAAATTTTGTTAAATCTACAATTGCCTCTACAAACGTAGAAGCAGCTAAAGGTGGTGGGGCAGGAGATAGTATAGAAGATGTAAGACAAAATGCCATAGCAGCATTTTCAACTCAAAATAGAACAGTAACTAAAGAAGATTATATAATTAGGACTTTATCTATGCCACCACAATTTGGAAGTGCTACTAAAGCCTATATAATCCAAGATGATCAATTATCTCCTCTATCAACAGAACCTAATCGTATACCAAATCCTTTAGCTTTAAATTTATATACTTTAGGATATGATGCAAATAAAAAATTAAGTACATTAAATACAGCTACAAAAACAAATTTAGCGACTTATTTAGAACAGCATAGAATATTAACTGATGCTATTAATATTAAAGATGCATTTATTATAAATTTAGCATTAGATTTTGAAATAACTACTTTTAAAAATTATAATAATGAAAGAGTATTACTTCAATGTATTACAGAACTAAAAAGTTATTTTGATATAGATAAATGGCAAATAAATCAACCCATTATTATATCTGATATTAAAAACTTGATAGGAGCAGTAGATGGGGTACAAACAGTAGAAACAGTAGAATTTACAAATAAAAATGGTACTATAAATGGATATTCACAATATATTTATCCTGTTAATCAAGCTCTTAGAAATGAAGTACTTTACCCATCATTAGATCCAAGTATATTTGAAATTAAATACCCAGATACAGACATTAAAGGACGCGTAACAACATATTAATATGGCATATTATTTTTTATTCCCCGAATTAGATACTACCCTATACAGCCATCCTGATAGATCAGAAATGAACGCAGGAGGTGATGAAATTCTTGAAATTGTAAAAGAAAGAGGTTCTACTGATAATATTTTACATCCAACTAGAATTATACTTAAATTTAAAAATGAAGAAGTAAAATCAGTTATTAAAGATGTAATTGGTTCATCTACTTTTAATAGTAACGCAACTGCAAGTTTACAATTAACAGCAGCAGAACCTAAAAATTTAATCCAAACTTTAAACTTAGAATTATTTGCTATATCACAATCTTGGGATGAAGGTACAGGTAGATATTCAAACTTTCCTACAAGTTCTAATGGGGCAAGTTGGAGATATAGAAATAATACTACTGTATCTACAGAATGGACTACTGCAAGTTTTGGAGCAGGATCAACGGGATCAGTAGAAAATTCTACACAACTAACCCAAGGGGGAGGAGTATGGTATACAGGTAGTGGTTTTACTGCAACACAACAATTTTTAGTAGGAGATACATTAGATACTGATTTTAATGTAACTAATATAGTAAAAAAACACTCAGCTAGTTTATTTGCTAGTGATACTTATCCTACAGGAATTGAAAATAATGGATTTTTAATTAAAAAACCAAAAACAATAGAAGAAAATATCTCAGCTAGTTTTGGTGAATTACAATATTTTTCAGTTGATACTCATACAATACATCCCCCTAAATTATGTTTTAAATGGGATGATAGTATCCATAATAAACAATCATCTGCTAAACAAAGTGGGGAATTAAGTGTTTCACTTTATAGAAACCAACAAGAATATAACCAAAATGATGAAGCTACTTTTAGAATTCATGTAAGGGATAAATATCCTACTAGACAATTCGCTTCATCATCTAATTTTTTAAACATAGGATATTTTACAACAGCATCTTACTATAGTATAAGAGATGCTCATACAGAACAAGAAATAATCCCTTTTGATGATAATAATACTAAGTTAAGTGCTGACGATGAGGGTATGTATTTTAAAGTATTTATGAAAGGTTTACAACCTGAAAGATATTATAGAGTTTTATTTAAACATATTAATAACGAAGGTACAAAAATATATGATGATAAATATTTCTTTAAAGTTATTAGGTAATGGCAAATCAAGATATTAAACTTCAAAAAACTATTATTAGTAATAATAATTCAAATACTTTATATAATAAAGAATTTAATAAATTAGCTAAATCTGATGTAGAAATAGACCAATCAAGGATATTAGACATATATGATATAGTTTTTTACAATACACCTAAAACAGGAACTTATTCACATACTTCTATTGTACAAAGAATATACGATTATGTATATACTTCTTTAAATCGTGATTTAGATAATCAAATAGAACAGTTGTCTGATAATCTAATTACAAAAAATGAAGAATTAGATGATAAACAAAGCCCTTTTGAAACCCAACATCCTGTATATGCTAATGGATCTTTTATTATAGCAGGAGAAAATGGAATACAATATCCTGGTTTACCCACAGTATATGTAATGCAAGAAGGTTTAAAAAGACCAATTGCAAGTCTTGAGATGTATCAAACTATTAGAAAATGTTTTGATCAACCATATACTGGTTCAGGAACTTTTAGTGGTTTATATTATGTACCCATAAATGAACTTAATTCTATAGACGATGGGGTTGAAATAGCAACAACAGAAGATTTAAGTATTATAGGAACAAATTTAAATGCTAATGATGTAGATGTACAAGCTACTTATTCAAATTATCTTTTAAAAGTAGTTTGCAAAGGTATGGAAATAGAAGATGCAGCTGATCAATTAATATCAGACCCTGATGCTGATTTTTACTATGATGGAGCATGTATATTAGAATATTACGATGTAGGATTAGGAAATTTTGATGTTTATCCTTATCCAAGTAATATATACGAGAGTGCAGCTGCTAGAGACGTTTATGCCTCACTTGGTGATAATGACCAGCCTAGAAGAACAACAGCTAACCCTATATCAAAAAGAAGAATGGTTATACCTGCTCGTACAATGGTAACTATTAGAGTAGGAAGAAATAACGATCTACAAACAGCTATAGATGGTGTTCCTAATAATGCTGCATATGATATAGTTAATGTACAACACAATGGTAATACAGTACAAGATTATATTAGAGAATGGGGAGAAGGTACTAAGTATGATGGTATTACAGAAGCTCAAGGAAAAATGTACTATCAAGAAATTGGTAAAGATTTACAAATATATAATGAACTATCTAATCCAAAAGTATTAAATGGTTTACCTAGTAATTACACAGTAGTAGGACAACCAGTAGGAGAAGAATTAAGCACATATGGTACTAGAATGATATATCCAGGAACATCTGGTTTATATGGTGCACAATTTCATGAAGATAACTTACAAAAAGAAGTATTTAATAACCCCTCAAGTGAATATTATCATCCTGCAATTTATGGACAACCTATTTTTAGATATGATAATGATTATTTAGTTTTACTGGGCCATAATTTTACTAATAACCAAGTAGTATTTATTTCTTTAGAAAAACAACCAGGAGAAAAAGGCGCAAGTAATTCAGGTTACCCTGGTTCCCCTATATTTGATTATTATACTTCACAAGCTGAAAACCCTACTGCAGCTGCAAATTATTATTCTATTAATTCTGAAACAAATAAATTTCATATAGTTTCATATAAAGAAAACAAACTTGCTAAACAAGATGATAATGATAAACATATTTGCCCTCTAGCGGATCCAGATGATAAACATAAACTTGGTTGGAAAAGAAGAAGTGACGGTGGGGGGCATGATTGGAATTTAAAAAGATTAAGATATAAAGGGTTTAGAAATGTTGGAACTTTTGGTTATAATACAACATCACAATTTTCACAAGCTGAAATGGGTGTACCAAATCCAGGTGGAATAAATGCATTACAAGAAGGATTTATAATTCCATCATATATGTTTGATCACCCTACACATCCATGGACCCCTTGGGAATAATATATGACACTTAGATTAAAAATATCAAAAAATCCTTTTAACCTTTCGGGTTCAGATAGTAAAATAGCAAGTCCCTTAAGTGATGTAGCTATTTTACCTCAAACCATAGATGATGAAGCACCAATTGGAAATGTAACACCTACTCTTGATGAAGTAGCTTTAGATTTAGCTACACAAACTTTAACCCCAGTAGAAGGACCTAAGGGTATCGTTACACCATTACCTTTTGATATAAATCTTAATAAAACATTTTATGGACATAAAAATGCTTTAGAAAATTTAGACGAAGAATTCACAGAATTTAATCTTACAAAATATACAGCTAAAGATTTTTTTAATATATTTGATAGATTTTTTTATCAATTAGATAAAGATACATTACTTAGTCCTATGTTAGGAAGAAGTGGAAATTATATAGGAGGATACATAAACCCTAGAAATATAGAAATAGCAAATTTGAAAAATGAATTAAATATAGTACAAGATCAAATAGATTCTATAGAAAAAGAACACCCTTATTTTAAAAACGGTAAAGTAATTGCACAATCATCTTATAAAGATAATATTTCAGCTGCGATAAATGAAGGAAATATATATTATATGCAATCAGCAAAAAGAAGACAAATACTAAATAAGGATGTTTATAGGGGTATGAAAAATAGATTAGGAAAATCAACTTCTGGTAATACTAACCAAATAACAGATCAAGATTTTATAGTTTTTGTTGGAAATATAAATTTAATACCTTTAGGTCCACCAATTTATGAATTTAATGATATTTATACACCGCCAGCAGATGGAGATACAAATAATATAACTTTATATCTTAATAGATATACATTTAGTGGCTTGAATAGACCAAAATAACGGGTTTAGAATATTAACATTATGACATATACAAAATATATACTATACGATCAATATTCCGGAGGAGGAGGTGGTGGTAGTAGCACCTCACGTGCTAGTACTAGTACGGGTGGTGGAAATATGAGTGAACCATCTAATGTTTCAGTACCAAACGATACTTACCAAGACCCAGCAGGACCTGCTATTACAGAAGATCCAAATATAAATTATGGGGTTGATGATACTTTAGTAATAGATTCTATTTCTAGTAAAAGTATAAGTAGAACTTTTGGTAGAATTGATGATTACATAGAACTTCACATATATAATAGGAATAATCAATTAATATATTCAGAAGAAGATTTTAATGATTATCATTTAGTTTTAGAGGAAGGAAAATCAACTACAAGTAATATACAAGTAGATCCTAATAAAATTTTAACAGATAGAGGGTATATTACAGGACAATTCCAAATAAAATTAAATATATTAAAAAATAAAATATTTAATACATCTGAATTACCATTTATTTTAAAAGAAATATCTACTAGTAGAAGAGAAATAAAATCAACAGTTAGTTCAGTAAAAAATAATTCATTTGATGCCGCAGTAAGTGGTTTTATTTCAGAAATAGAATCAACTTCTTATTTTAAAGAATTTTCTATAAATTTTGGTAATGATGTTTTAATTCCCTGTATTAATATTCTATTAAATAGAGAACCTGTTAGACATGAATTATTATTAAAAACATTAAACCCACTTCCCTCAGATATTTCTATAAGAACTAATTTTAAAGTAGTTGAAGAAATATCAGACCCTATTACATTTGATATAGATTTAGGAGACCCACAATTAGTTAGTGATGGTATTCCTTTAAGAGGCCCTAATTTCCACATTGATATTAGACAAAATAATTCAGTACCTAGTGGTTTTAAAAGCTATGATGAATTATTATCATATAATGTTACTTCTTCATATCAACATTTATTAAGCAAAATAGAAACAACAGGATTAAAAGTAGATATAAAATATGATAATATAAGAGCAGTATCTTCAAGTTTAGAAGGAATAGATATACCATACCATTTTGATAATTTTATACATTTTAGTTCAGCTACAGAACGTTTAAAAAACTTCGAGTATAAATTAAAACTAATAGAGCTATACGATAAACAAATAGGAGAAACAGAAAACATAACTGGAAATACTTTATCATCATCCGCCGTTATATATGCTAAAAATACAATTAACACTAAAAAAGAAAATTTAATTAAAGGCTTTGATGGTTATGAACAATTTTTATATTTTGAATCTGGTACGTATTCTTGGCCTAAACAAAATTCAACTAGTCCCTATATATTACATTCAATAACTTCTTCTGAAGCTAAAACATGGTTAGGAGATAGTAGAGGAGCTTACCAATACTATGGTGGTCAACTTTTATCTGCTTCCTTATTTGATAAACAAAATGAATATGCTTTAGAAAAAATAGTTCCTTCTTTTATTAAAGAAAACTCAGACAATAACCTCTATGTTAATTTTATTAATATGGTAGGACAACATTTTGACACAATTTGGACTTATATAAAAGCTATAACAGAAACAAAAAATGCAACACATGCACAAGGAAGTATTTCAAAAGATTTAGTTTATTATCAACTTAAAAGTTTAGGAATTGAAACTTTTGATCAATTTGAAAATTCTAATTTAATAGAATATATTTTAGGAGAAGGATCAGGAAGTAATCAATATGATGTAGAAAATTTTTATTCTTCTTCAGGGGTGCCTTCTGAAACTATGATCACAGCATCAAATGAAGGATCAATACCAAAACAAGATATAGTAAAAGAAGTTTGGAAACGTTTATACCATAATGCACCTTATCTTTTAAAAACTAAAGGAACAGAAAGAGGAATTAAAGCACTAATGAGTTGCTATGGTATTCCTTCAACTATTTTAAGTATTAAAGAGTATGCTGGTTCTACACCTGTAAGTGGTCCTTTAAAAGATTTAAAAACAGCAGATTTTTACAAAACATTTACTTATGAAAAAGCAAGTTTAGCTTTAAAAGGAGACTCGGGTACTGGAGGATTTTTTATTAAAACAAATTGGTCATCCGCTTTAGCTGATACTTATTTTACTTCTACTCAACAAGAAAATAAAACAGTTGAATTTAGAGTAAAACCTAAAAGATCTGAAGATAATTATCATTTATTTAGTTTATCAGGTTCTTCTAATAATGGTACAGCTAATTTACCAGCTCAAGATGTTCATTTACTTTTACAACCTTATACGGGTAATGATATATCTTCTTCAGGAGATTCAACACAATATGGAAGATTAGAATTACGTCGAGGAGCAAGTAGTGTAGAAGTAACATCATATTTCCCTATATATAATGGAGATTTTTGGAATATTTTTATACATGCTGAAGATGATCCAAGTGGTACTGATGCTTTAGTATCTTTTGGAGCTTATCAAGCTAATTTTAATAAAAATATACATAAATTTACAACTTCTTCTACTCATCCAAATTATAAATTTACTTGGGGAAGAAATGAAAAAGGAGCTAAACAAGCTTATTTTGGAGGAGTACCTGCAAATCCATCATCAAATTATAATGATATTGATGGTTTACAATATTCAGGTTCATTACAAGAAATTAGATATTATTTTGGAGAACTTTTATCTGATAGTACCCTTAAAAAACATGCACTTGAACCTTTTATGTATGCAGGTAATTCTATTTCATCTTCTTATGATAATATAGTACTAAGATTACCTTTAGGAAGTAATGATCAAGAAAATAGCTCAAGTTTCCATCCTAACATAGATGTATCATTTTTAGGTATGGATGATGGTGTATCTAGCTCTATGGCTTCACAACAATGGGAAGAAGTAATAGAAACTCACTTTTTACCAACCCCTGACACTGTAGGTATTTCTACTACAAGTGAAAAAGTTAGAATAGATGAAGGCACAATAAATGAAAACATATTATCTCCATTCAAAAAACTAGAAACATCTACATTAGATAGACAACCACAAGATTTTGAAGATTTAGGAATATTTTTCTCTCCAACAAATGAAATAAATGAAGATATATCATACCAACTAGGAGCATTTAGATTAGATGATTATATAGGTTCACCTTTACCATCAGAACAAACATCTTCTTTTTATACAGATTTAAAAGATATAAAAGATATTTATTTTAAAAGAGTAAAAAGAAAATATAACTATGTTGATTATATAAAACAAATTCAATATTTAGATCATACATTATTTAAATTAATAGAACAATTTGTTCCTTTCAGAGCCAATTTAAAAACAGGATTAGTAATAGAACCACATTATTTAGAAAGATCCAAATTTTCACGTACTTTACCTATAAGATCAGATGCCCAAACAGCTATACCTGGCACACATCAAAATATAGAAACTTCTATTAATTTAGGTTATTATAGTGGTTCAATTTTTTCTTTAGAAGATTCTAACGCAGTTTATATTAGTAATTTATCTTTTATAACTTCAAGTAAAGGAAAAAGATTAGATAAAGGTACTAACGGTACTATTAATGTTTATGATGACCATTTAGATCCTTTTTTAAGAGATAAAAATGATGAAAACGCACAATCTTCTCAGGCTCCTATAAAACCTTTTACTACAACAAAACCAGATAATTATGTAGCACATGAATCTTCTATATTATTAGGAAATGCCCCAAATGGAAGAAAATCTAATAAGTATTATAAATATAAAGAATATACATTAAAATAATATGCCTTTTAACGAAAATTTTATACCACCAGGTTCTATAGCACCTAATCATCCTAGTACTGATAACTTAGTTACACATAGTTTTGATGATAGACAATTAATAGCAGAATTTGATGATGCTTTAGTAGATCAAAAAACTTGGAAAAACTCAAGATATGATGGTTCTAAATTAACTGCTGCTAAAATAAATAAATTTACAGCGGGAGATGAAAGTTATCAAAATTTACCTGTATTAAGTAATCAAATCACAGCTTTATATATAGCTAATACAGTTGTAGGAGGAACAGAAGACCCACAATTTGCAACTCTTAAAGGTCATTCTTACATAGGAATTAGTAAAATATTACTAATAAATAATTCAGATAATACAGTACAATTAATAGATAGAACTACAGAACCTTTTACAGAATTTCAAAGATTTATAACAAATGATTTTCCTACAGGTAATAAAGCATATGTTAAACTTATAGATGATACAGTTCAAACAAACTTAAAAGGTAGACATAGAGTTAAAATGAATAAGGGATATTTATTAAAATCCTTTGATTTTCATTATGGTGGAGAAGTTTCAGGATCTGATGCTAATACAGCAAGATATCTAACAGAAAATAATTCTATGTATGTTTATAAATCAGGATCTCTTTTTGATAATTTTTATAATACAGGTTCTGTTGATCCCTCTCCTAGTTTTGTAGATCAAAATAATGCATTAAGATTTAGATTTGGTGTAGTAGAGTTATTTTTTGCACAATCAGAGTCTTATTCTGTAGGTCATGCATTTAATATAAATAGAGCAGGACCTAATTTTGAATCTTCATCTATAGTAGAAAACAAATTTACAATACAATATTATAGTGGAAGTTTTGGAAATATACTACACCAACCAGATGATTATACTTCATCAAATGATGCTAAGGCATTTGCAGCATCGGGGTTAGGATCAGCTAGTAGATTTTTAGCAGTAGATACTTTAGATTTTTTAACATCCCAAAGTGCAGACACAACTTTATCAGAACAAGAAAAAACAGAAGTACATATAACCTTTTTTGAAGGTACAAAAGATTTTGCACCAGGATTTCATGATGAAAGGAGTATAGGTACTTTTGAAGTAGATCAAAATATAGCTAATTTAATGGTAGAACAAGGAGGAGAATGTAATGCTAATTTACCTACAAACCATGAATTAGTATTTAAAGGAAGAGATGATGGAAGATTTTTACCAACCTTACAAACATTTGAGGATGTTATACACAGTGCACATTTAGCTTCATCTTCAGCAGCAAACTCTAGTATAACATTACCTGCTAATGGATGTGGTGCTCCTGGTTCTTTAACCACTGGTTCAGGTACAGCAACCAGTTTAGGAACTAGTGTTGTTGTAGATAGAATTCAAGAAATGCAATGTTTTGTTCAAGGAGGAGCTTTAGGTCAAATAGGGTTTGATAATGCTGTATCAGGAACTAAATTTGAACATCCTACTTTGGGGGATGGAATAGTAACAAATGATGCTTATGGAGTATCTTTATCTGGATCAATGACGATAGATAATTTATATTCTGGTTCTTTTAGATATGAAATGTCATTTTTAGATAAAGACCATACACTAATATTAGATTTAGATAAAGACGCAGAATTATTTGATGGAATAGGAAAAAATGGATTAGTAATAATCCCCCAAGATACAACCCCTAATATATCAAACAATGTAGAATATTATTTATCACAAGCAGGAATAATAAGCAATACAGTTAGTATAACACAGAATACAAGTAATGACTCACAACCACTAGGTACTGCTTTTGATTAATTTTTTTAATTTTTTAAAAACATATATATTTATAACAAAATAAACAAACAATGGGATATTTAGACAACAGTTCAATTACAGTAGACGCGATTTTAACTAAAAGAGGTCGTGAATTACTATCTAGAAATGACGGTTCTTTTAGAATTACACAATTTGCATTAGGTGATGATGAAATAGATTATTCATTATTTAATGAAACTCATCCAAATGGTACTCAATACTCAGCGGAAGCAATTGAAAATATGCCCTTAATTGAGGCTATTCCTAATGGAGCTAATATGATGAATTCAAAATTAATAACTTTAACTAGAGGAGCAAATGCTATACCTTATATTGAAGTTGTAAATAATTCAATTAGTATAAACCAAAACCAACAATTCTCAATCAACCCTAGCACTTTTAACTTAACAGGAACTAATACATCACAGGCAGAAGAATACATATTTACTGTATTAGATAGTAGATTAATGTTACCAGGAGAATTTACAGCTTCGGGAACAGGTATAGCAACAGCTGCAGATATAGGAGAATTTAATACAATTGAAACATCTTTATCAGTAAGAGGAGGTTCATTAACAGCTAGAGCTACTGATTCAAATGCTTTATTTAGTTCAACAGTTACTGCAAGAACAACATCTATAATTATAGAAGGTGTAACATCAGGAGCTATAGTGTCAGTTTCAATTACTGTTAATAAAACAAATTAAAAATAAAATATAATGTATACAAGATTTGGAGATAATGATATAGTTACTAGACAAGCAGCAGAATTAGTAACATCAACATGGACTAATAATACAAATAATTTACAAGTAGCCCATACGGCTTCTTCACAAGCAGATTTTACAACAGCTACTAGTTCAGGACAATTTTTTATTGAAGTATATAATGAGGCAACTTCGTCAACATCAGCAGAAGTACAATATGCTTTAGCTTATGGTCATAGAAATGGATCAGGTTCTCCTGATTTTACTAATGATACGGGTTCATTTGGTTTAGGAGCTTCAAGGGCAACTTACAACCAATATAGACAATTGCATTTTAATGATGATACTAAATTTTTTACATTTGGTAATCATACTCCAGATGATATTTATGTAATTAATATTAATAGATCAAGATATAAACAAAGATTAACATTAGGATCATTAAATTTACATATATCAGGAAATTGTGTTAACGTTAACTCAGCATCACAAAGCACAATACATTTAACAGATGATAGTGTTACTAATGGTCAATTTGCAGATTCAAATTTAGGACCAGTATATAGAATAGTATCAGGTACTAATGGAGTAGTAAGTGGTTCAGTAACAGACCAACTAACTATCAATACAAGTTCTTCAAATTATGGTAATTTTTATCCTCAAGCAGGCCTTATTATATTAAATGGGGATGCCTTTAGCCAATCCTTAAATCCAGCTACAAACCCAGGAGGACCATCAGCAAACACAGATAGAAACCACCAAACATTATTTAATCACATTTCAGCAGCGGGTCATTTTATAGTTGATACTACTGAAGAAATCAATTCACAATTTTATTTTGTAAGAGCAAGAAATAATCAGTATAATTATACAAATAATGAATCTTTTGTAGATAGTAGTAATAATATTAGATTTAATTCTATGCAGTTAAACCCAAAAGTATTTATTACAACTGTTGGATTATATAATGATGCTTTTGAATTATTAGGAGTAGCCAAATTAAGCCAACCAGTAGCTAAAGACTTTACAAAAGAAGCACTTATTAGGGTAAAATTAGATTTTTAAAAATGTCACTTGAATGGGTTTATCATACATTTATAAAAAATTCTCTGCACAAGATTTTGCAATAGTTCCTTTTAATGCTCACAAACAATATAATTTTACATCGGAATCCGCTGCTTCTAACCAAATAATCCATTATAATACTAGTTATACTTCAGAGTCTATATCGTTATATAGTTCAGCTAGTTCTGTTTATGGTGGGGATTCTAAGAATGTAATAAAATATAACCAAATAGATCATTTATTTTATAGAAATTATATTCAAAATGTAGGTTCTAAAAAAGATCTTATTGATTTTTTAGACAATAAAAGAGAATTATATAAAGATACAAATATTTTATCTATACCTTCTGGGTTGTATGGTTTTAAAATTAAAAAATCATCTTTTTACTTAAGTTCTAGTAATTTTGGAATTACAGATGATTCTAAAGGAAATTTAATTATAAGTGGTACTAATATATCTAATTACCCTAATGATGTTCAAGAAAATGTATTCAGATTAGATCCTATAAATGGTCATAAAAAATATGATTTAAGAATTTATGATGGTTATGCTGAAGTAACTAAAGGAGATTATGTAGATAATCATTTAATTATTAATAAAAAATATTATAGAAAAGGTGAATTAAATGCTCAAGCTCCTTTAACATATACTAGTGATTTAAAAGATATAAAAGAATATTATATTCAAGATAAAGATGATAGTTATTTCTTAAATGAAATACATTATGATAACGTAACATTTAATTCTTCTTCTTTAGGAAGCGAAACATCTAAATTTTCCTCAATAGTATTTAATAGTGAAACAGGATCTTTTATAAAATCATTACATAATAATAAATTTAATTTTAATACTAGAGAAGATTTTGCAATATCTTTTTATATAACACCTAATTTAACAGGTAACTTAACAACAGAAAAAAGATATGTGATAGCTAAAAGTGGAACTGAGACTATAGTATCTAGTGGGTCTGAATTTAAAGATATTAAAACCCAAAGCCCACAATACCCCTTTGAAATATATATGGTTAGTCAATCATTATTTTTTGAAAGATCAGATGGTGAAATAACAAATACTATCTCAGCAGAAATAACAGCAAGTGGAACAGCTGAAAGAACATCCCACATATTATGCCAGATAACAGGATCTACAATGGAGTTATGGTTTGATGGTAATAAAATAACATCTACTACATCTACAATAAAAGGTCCTACAAGAAATAGATGTAATTTATATTTAGGATCTAAAGGATTGATTACAAATTCTGATACTGGGAGTAATTCTATAAAATATTTTAATGGTGAATTAAGTAATATAAATATATGGACTAGAGCATGGAATGAAACCCAAATAGGTAATATATCTGAAAGTATAAATGCTTCATCTCATATTGGTAATATATTTTATGAAAGTGGGCTAGTAGCAATTACTCATCCAAAATACCAGAATATTCTATCAGGTTCTACAGGTAATGGTACTATTGATACTTTACAATTTCAAGGATCCCATTTAATATATGAACATGAATATCAATGTACTGTACAAGAACATGAATTCAATACATCTTTAAATACATCAGCTTTAGATCAAACAGACTCTAATCCTTATAAAATAGCTCCTTTTACTACTAGTTCCCATTTTCAACCTTTTGTTACAACAGTTGGTTTATACAATGAAGCAAATGAATTATTAGTGGTAGGTAAATTAGGACAACCTATAAGAAAATCAGATAAAACTGATATGACTTTTATACTTCGCTGGGATACCTAAAATATCTTTTATACATTAAGGGTTATGTGGTATTATCAAGAAAAATTAATCAATGAAATTTCTGACCTTCCTGAAGGAGCATTCGGTTTTATTTATCAAACAACTCATACTCCAACTGGAAAAAAATACATTGGTAAAAAATCTTTAATTTATAATTTAAAGAAAAAATTAGGTAAAAAAGAAAAAGCACTTTGGGAAGGAAAAGGACGACCTCCTATGTACAAACAAGTACAAAAAGAAAGCGATTGGAAAACTTACTATGGTTCACATTCTTTTATTAAAGAAGCAAACAATGAGGATTTAGAAAGAAAAATACTACAGGTGGCTTTTAATAAAAAAGAACTTACATACTTAGAATGCAAGTGGCAGTTTGTATTAGAGGTATTAGAAACTAATAAATATCTTAATGATAATATATTAGGTAAGTTTTACGATAGAGACTTTAGATGAAAGAAGATTCATTAAAACAATTACTAGAATCAGTTTTAGGTAAAAGTAAATCAGCTCGTGGAGGTGAAGAAGCTGTATTTACCTGCCCTTCTTGCAACCACCATAAGAAAAAATTAACCCTAAACTTATCAACACAAAAATTCCAATGTTGGGTTTGTGGTTATAAAGGACACAGAGCATTCAAACTACTCAAAGCAGTAAGTGCATCACCAAAAGCATACGAAATTCTAAAAGATATTGATTCTCAATACAGTTTTAAAAAACAAACTACCGTTAAAGCACCATCGGGTTCTTTGCATTTTCCTCAAGGAGTAACGCCTATAATGTCTTCTTCAGCGATAATGTCTAAACACGCATTACATTATTTAAATCAAAGAGGAATCACACCTCAAGATGTAGTTAAGTATGATTTACATTATTGTGAACAAGGAGAATTAAGAAATATGGTTGTAATACCTTCATATGATAAAGATGGGTTTTTAAATTATTATGTTGGTAGATCATTTGATAAAAACGCATATATTAAACATAAACTTGCTTCCAGTACTAAGGACATAATTGGGTTTGAAATGTATATAAATTGGGATTTACCCGTGATTTTATGTGAAGGAGCATTTGATGCTATGGCTATTAAACGTAATGCAATTCCCTTATTTGGTAAAAAAATATCTACTACGTTAATGAAAAAAATTATTGAAAGTAAAGTAGAAAAAATATATCTTGCTTT